CTTTTATCTCCCATTTTGGGGCTTGTATTTCTTTTGTTTTTGACATGATATAATATAATATAATTAATAAAAATAAAGAGTATCCCTGCCAATAAGACAGGGATAAACTTTAAAGCAATCTTATTGTGTAAATAACACGAAGTTATTTGCAGCTTGAGTCACTAAACATCTTTCAGATAAAAAGTGGACTTGCATTGCATCTAGAGAAGAAGTATAAGCTCCGCCTACAGATCCAGTGATCCAGTTTTTAAATCTTCTGTCATCAGCTTGTGAAGCTCTGTATCTAACATGCAAGAATGGTCTTCTAATGTTTGTACCAAGTGATTGGTCATAAACAGTTGAAGTTCCAGCAGGTATTAATACACCATTGATACTATTAACTGACATTCCACCTCTTGTAGAAGCGTCATTTAAGTATTTCCAGCTAGTTTTGTAGAAGTCATAAGAACCTCTTCTGAAACCAGAAAAACCTAAGTTAAGTGCCATTTGCTCAGAGTTTTCAAATAAACCAAAAGCAGTACCACCTAATCCCCCTTGAGAGATAGCACCAAGCATGTCATCAAAACCTAAATCAGTAGCTCTGTTTAAGAAAAGCATGTTTTCTTCAATAGCTCCCTGAGTATCTAAGTTTCTTAGAATTTGATCAAAATCAGAAATACCTGTTCCAGCATTAAAACCAGACATAATATTACCTCTTGCAGTAATAGCAGCAAAAAGACCTTGTGTACCTTTTGCATTAATTGCTACACCATTTGATCCAGCTAATCCAGCAGAAGCACCAAATCCAGGTACATTCGCTTGACCAGCAGTAAAAGCAGAACCAGCAGCGGCTAGTTCACCTTCAACCATAGACATCTCTAAGTAATCTTCAAAACGTAATCTAGTTTCAGATTCACCTTTTAGATACCATAAGTATCCTGATGTACCATCTTCTGTAGCAACTTCAACCCATCCAATTTGTGCAGTGTCAGAACCAGAAATTTGGTATCTGTCTTTTATGATAATTGGTGAGTTAGCAAATTGTGTAAAAGAAGGTGTAATACCGTTTTGCGATCCAACAGTACCTTTTGCAAATTCAGAACCATAAACAAATAGTTTAATATTTGTTGTAGCAGCTGCAACAAGAGGAGCATCTCTAAGAGATGTCATGTTTGCAGTAGTATAAGAAAGAGGAGTTAAAGTTGTAACACCTCCAGCAGTTGTTGGAGCAATTCCAATAATAGCTTTTAATGTAGCACCTGTTATAGTGTTCATTATAACTACTGTTGAATTTTGTTGGATAACATTTTGAACAAACCCTTGAGCTACAGTTCTTTGTGTTATTCCTAGAGTTGTACCACCTGCATTCATTGTTACTACACTACCGTTAGCAGCGTTAGTTCCATATGCAATGTGTAATCTATTTTGCTCTGACCAAATTACTTGATCTGATGTCATTGGCATTTCAGCGCCAACCATACGTAAGAAACCAGATAAAGTTCTGTTTCCATATCTTTCTACTTCTTGCTCATATACTTCTGGTAAGAATTGTTGAGCGAAATCATTTGCACCACCATTAAAAGCTAAATAGTTAGTAATAAGCGGTTGCATTTGTTGTGATGGTACTATATTACCATACACGGGTGCTAATTGTCCCATAATTAATTTTTGTGTTTTTAGTTAAATTTCCTTGTTTTCATTTTTAAATTTGAAGAATCACCCCCTGAAATTGACTTAACTGTATAACCTCCCATAGTAACCTTCTGATCTTGAGGCAATGTTGCCCTAGCTTCAGTAGATATGTTATTGGATTTAGCAGCAATATTTCTAGTAGCATCGGTTTTACCCTGCTCATAAAAATGTTGTGCAATAGTATCAGCATTTTCAGCGGCATACATAGCTTTATGATAACCTTGTACATCCTTTACATTCCCGTCTTCGTTTAAGAACCTCTTAACTATATTAGAAATATCAGATTGTTTATCAGCAACTTCACTAGGATTTTTTACTCCGTACCTAAATTTCTTTTCTCCTACGTTGAAATCAAAACCTTTGAATTCTTCGGAAAAATAACTTTTAGTATCAGACTTAAAATTATCGTGTTGTTGTTGAGCCGTATCCTGCTCCTCATTGTAGCGATTGAAAAACTCCACAGCTTCATTTTGTTCTCTAGTAGTACCAGGACGAGATTTTACCTCTTTATAGTATTTACTTTTTAAACCTTCTAAATGCTGTTTAGCTTTAGCAACCTCTTCTTTGTAGGCGAGTTTCGCTTTTCTTACGTCTCGCTCTTCATCTACTTCTTCGTCAAAAGAAAAATTGTCTTCAATCATGAAGCTTATTTCTTCTGAATCTAGATGTGATTTTGTTTGTTTATAATACTCTTTTAATAAAGTATCATTATCAACATTAGAATAGTCAGCGTTTAATCTAACATAATCTTCTAATGTACCACCTGTTTCTTTCATGAAGTCTACGACTTTTTCGATGTTTTCAGGTAGTTCTGTATTTTTAGCTATAGGGCTTGGATCCACTTTTTTAATAGGTGGTCCCATTTTTTCTCCTATTTCTATTACTTCTTCTTCTTTAACAGGTTCGTCAATTATTTCTTCAATAATTGGTTTGTCTGCAGGCTGCTCTGATTCGACTTTAACATCGACAATGGGGGTGTTGTTCCCTCCGCTTCCCACTGCTTCGCCATCTCCGGCTTGTTTGCCCACATCCACCTTCGTTGCTTTTGGCTCTTGAATGGCATCTGTTTGTTGTTTTGGTGGATTAGATAAATCAACTTTAGTGATTTGATCTTTGTTTTCACCTAAGTTCTTTGGTTTGAGAATTTTAGCTTTCGTGATCTTAAACTCTCCTTCTTGTTTTACTTCTTCTGACATAATAAAATAATATAAAATTAATAAAATAGTTTAATAACTATATGGAAAACCCAGTAAGATCTTCTGTACTAGGTGCTTCAAAATCAGTTGGTACTCCACCGCCTTGACGTTGGTTTATCATTTGAGATTGTTGTGTTGCTTGTATTTTTGTTCTTTGATCTTTACGATCTTCTATGTTTTGTTCTTTCTGTTGGTTAACTTGTATGTCCATTTTTTTGAGTTTCATATCATACTCAAACTCTTGGGCCATGAGTTGTTTTTTAATGCTAGCATCGCTCTGCATTCTTTGTATTTCAAACTGAGATTTAGCTTGTTCAATCTGTATTGCTGTTTGACTTAAAGCTTGTTGCTTTTCAACTTCTTGCATTGCAGCAGCTTCAGTAGCTTGTTGATTAGCTTGAGACTGAGATTGTATTTGCTGTTGTTGAGATGCTTGATCAGCTTCTTGTTTTTTAGTTCTTCTGTATTTTAATACTTGATTAGCTAATTTGATATTATTAATTTGCCTAATATCAATTGCATCTTCTAAATATATTTGTTGTTGTTGCAAAGCCATTTGAATGTTTTGCTCTAACATAGCTTTTTCTTCTTCTTCAGGTTCTAATTCTAAGAATACACCAAAGTCATATAGATGTAAATTTTCTATTTCTCTAAGTGTTGAAACATTAAAGCCTCCTATGCTATCTATCAAAGCTTCATTAGTTAATTCAAACTGTAACATGTCTCCAACTCTTAAAGCAACATTTTCACAAGTTCTTAATGTTAAATATAAACTAGCATTTAATATATGTTTAGTTGCTGTATTAGAAGCATTTGCTGCTAGCTTTTGTAAACCAACTAAAGAATCTTTTTCAGGCATACTACCATCTCTAGCTTCATTAAGACCGGTTACATCTCTTATCATTTGTAGATAATACTGATATGTACTTACTAGTGATTGTATTTTACCATTAGCACTTGATGTTTGTAATTCTTGTATAGGTACTTTACCTCTATTAGGATCACCATCTTGTGTTAAGCTTCTACCAACTATACTACCAGTTTGGAAATACATGTTTAAAGCTTCTTGCGGATTGTAATTAGTTCCATTACCTAAATCAACCTCAGCTAAACCGTCAACATCTACAAACACACCATCAGGAACCATCCTTGCAATTACTTGCTGTAATTTTAACGATGTTAATTGAATCATATCAGCAAAACCAGTTATACGACCTACTAAAGAATTAATACGTCCTTGATATATATGTGGTGCTGTAATACAGTAGTTTAAATTAACTTTAGTTAAATCGCTTTTAGGTCTTGTCATGTTTTCACACATTTCCCATCTAAGCATTTGATTAACACCCATTACTTTAGCTCCGCTAAATAATACCTCTATACTTCTTGAAACTCT